GGGAAGACGAGGGCCAGCGCCCGGTCAGGGCGGAAGACCGCCGAAACCGTTGGCGGAAAAGGTGCTGGATGGAAATCCCGGTAAACGAAAGCTGACAGTCGTCGAATTCCCCGGTGCCAGCGAATTCTATGGCGTGAATATGCCGCCGCCGCGGGAAATGTTATCGGCGGTGCAGAAGGACGGCAAGCCGCTCATTGCGTCGGAAATATATGAGCGGACTTGGGATTGGCTGAACGAACGGGGCTGCGCGAACATCGTCTTACCGCAGGTGCTGGAACGATACGCCATGAGCGCGGCGCGCTGGATTCAGTGTGAAGCGGCGATCACGGAATACGGGTTCCTTGCAAAGCATCCGACGACCGGTAACGCAATCCAATCGCCGTATGTGGCTATGAGCCAGAACTACATGGCGCAGACGAACCGGCTCTGGTACGAGATATTCCAGATCGTGAAAGAAAACTGCGCCGCAGATTATACGGGTGTGAATCCGCAGGATGACGTTATGGAACGTCTCCTGACCGCGCGCAGAGGGAAATAACTATGGATGAGGTACAAGCGTTCATTCGCGCGTTGAAATATCACCGTCTGACCAGCCAGCAGCGAAAGACACTGCGCGGACAGGCGCTGGCCGGAAATCTCCCGGCGGCGCAGGCTGGATTACGAAAAATCGTGTCGAAAGGAACTATTCATGGTCATTCAAACACTGCCGGCCGATAAGCTCGTTCCAGCGGATTACAATCCGCGCAAGGACCTGAAGCCCGGCGACCCGGAATACGAGAAGCTGAAGCGCTCGATCACGGAATTCGGGTATGTGGAGCCGGTCATTTGGAACAGAACCACCGGCCACGTCGTCGGCGGCCATCAGCGCCTGAAGGTCCTGATCGATACCGGCGTGACCGAGGTCGAATGCGTCGTCATAGAAATGAGCACGGAAAAAGAAAAAGCGCTCAACGTCGCGCTGAACAAGATCAGCGGCGAATGGGACAAAGAGAAGCTTTCTCTGCTCATTGCAGACCTACAGGGCGCGGATTTTGACGTATCTCTGACAGGCTTCGATGCGCCGGAGCTCGACGCGCTGTTCAAGGACGCGCAGCGCAATGGCGTCCACGACGATGATTTCGACGTTGACGCCGCGTTGAAAGAACCGGCAATTACGAAGGCTGGTGACCTGTGGATTTTGGGTAAGCATAGGCTTATCTGCGGCGACAGCACGAAGAAGGATGTATTCGATCTGCTCATGGACGGTCGTCAGGCAAACCTCGTGGTGACCGATCCCCCTTACAATGTGAACTACGAAGGCAGCGCCGGCAAGATCAAGAACGACAATATGACGGACTCCGCGTTTTACGATTTCCTGCTGGCCTCGTTTCAGAACATGGAAGCCTCCATGGCTTCCGACGCGTCGATCTATGTGTTCCATGCGGATACCGAGGGCCTGAACTTCCGCAGGGCGTTCTCGGATGCAGGGTTCTATCTGTCCGGCACATGTATCTGGAAGAAACAGTCGCTCGTACTCGGGCGCAGTCCTTACCAGTGGCGGCACGAACCGATTCTTTTCGGCTGGAAGAAAAAGGGCAAGCACGAATGGTACGCCGACCGGAAGCAGACGACGATCTGGGAGTTCGACAAACCGAAGAACAACCCCGACCATCCGACCATGAAGCCGGTGGAACTGCTGGCATATCCGATTTTGAATTCCAGCATGGCAAACTGCATCGTGCTGGATCCGTTCGGTGGTAGCGGCAGTACCTTGATCGCCTGCGAGCAGACGGATCGGACTTGTTTTATGATCGAGTTGGACGAAAAGTTCTGCGACGTGATCGTCAAACGGTATATCGAGCAGGTGAACGGATCCGGCGATGTATTTCTTATCCGAAACGGCGAGCGGATTTCTTACAAAGAAATCGCTGGCTTTGGCGAGAATTAGCTTGCTATATACAGAACGTGGAGTGATATATGTACTACCGAAATTGAAGGAGGTAGACATAGGATGCAGATCAAATACCATTTGGAAGGCAGCGAGCGGAAAGCCCTGCTGGCCGCCATGCGTGAAATTCTGCAGGACGCGCCCCGATATATGGGGCCGCCGAGCTTCGCGTTCACCGTCGGGACGTACACCATCGACCGGCACGGGACGCTGAGCTACCCGGAGGATGCGGACGTAATGCAGGTTGAAATGCTGATCCGCGAACTGGAGCACGACGGATTCATCGGCGAACCAGCGCAAAAGCAGGAAAACGCCAGAGAAGAAACGTCGGACGGTCCGGATCGCCTGGCGATTGAGATGCCGAAGGACGGCATGACGCCGGCCGCGCTGGAGAACCTGCGGCGGCTGGTGGCGAGCAAAGCTACGCTGCTGAAGAAAGCGCTCGGCACGGACAGCCTGCCGATCACGGAGCATGCGGACCGGATCGAGTTCGGGTGGTTTCGCCCGACCGGCGACCAGACTGAGATGGCGGCTTATTACCAACTGATGCAAAAACTCTGTGAGTTGGCGAAGGCGCAAAAGCGCGTAACCGCCACCGAACAGCCGGTGGAGAACGAAAAATACGCGTTCCGTTGCTTCCTGCTGCGGCTCGGATTCATCGGCGCGGAATACAAGGAATCGAGAAAGATTCTGCTAAAGAACCTTTCCGGTAACGCGGCGTTTAAGGACGCACGGAAAACGGAGGCGGACGCATGAACGGAATTCATCCCGACCTGCTGAAGCAGTTACGAGAATATTACAAACCAGGTACGCGCATCAGACTGGTGCGCATGAACGATCCCTTCACACATATTCCTCCAGGCACCATCGGGGTCGTTACCTGGGTTGATGATGCCGGAACCATTTTTGCGACTTGGAGCAATGGCAGTTCGCTGGGGGTAGCGTTTGGTGAGGATGAGTGCAGGAAGATTGAGGAGGATGACCATGAGTAACCGCTTGCTGATCGCCTACGGCAGTAATTTAAACCGTAAGCAGATGGCACATCGGTGTCCGACGGCAAAGCTGTTCGGTGCGTCGACGCTGCGGAATCACCGGCTGCTCTTTCGGGGACCGCATGCCGCGGCGGTGGCGAACGTGGAAGCTCTGAAGGGCCGCAGCGTTCCGGTGCTGGTGTGGGAGATCACGCCGGCCGATGAAGCGGCGCTCGATCGGTACGAGGGATTCCCGTACCTATTCGAAAAACGGCAGTTTCGAATCCGGCTCGACGGCAAGCTCGTCAGCTGCATGGCGTATGTTATGACCGGTGATCATCCGCTCGGGAAACCGAGCGCTTTTTATTACAGCGAGATACTGGAAGGATACAAAGACGCTGGATTCGACGTGGACGTCCTGCGCACCGCGGTCAGCGAGTCGGCTGAGACCACAGAGGACTAAATACCATTCGCATTGCCATGAAGGCTTCCGTTTCGGAGGCCTTTTTTCGTTGGGAGGGAGGCGGCGTCGATTCGAAAACTCAGGAAATATACGCCGACTCGCTTCATGTCGCGAAACTCGGTTTACGATAAAACGAAAGCGGACTTTGCCGTTGATTTCATTGAATGCCTGTCTCATACCAAGGGAACATGGGCCGGAAAACCGTTCCTGCTGATCGACTGGCAGGAGCGGATTATTCGGGATCTGTTCGGAGTAGTTAAGCTGAATGGGTATCGCCAGTTCAATACGGCGTATATCGAGATTCCAAAGAAAAATGGCAAATCGGAACTTGCAGCCGCTGTCGCGCTGCTGCTGACCTGTGGTGATAATGAAGAGCGCGCTGAGGTGTATGGCTGCGCCGCCGACCGGCAGCAGGCGTCGATCGTATTCGAGGTGGCCAAGGATATGGTCACCATGTGCCCGGCGCTGTCGAAACGGGTGAAGATCCTAGCGTCGCAGAAGCGACTCGTGTACTTGCCGACCGGAAGCTACTACCAAGTGTTATCCGCCGACGTTGCGAACAAGCACGGTTTCAATACGCACGGTGTTATTTTCGATGAACTGCACACGCAGCCGAACCGGAAGCTGTTTGACGTTATGACCAAGGGCAGCGGCGACGCGCGTATGCAGCCGCTGTATTTTTTGATCACGACGGCCGGCGACAATACCAACTCGATCTGCTGGGAAGTGCATTCGAAGGCAAAGGACATCATTGACGGCAGGAAGACGGACGCGACGTTTTATCCCGTCATCTACGGAACGGAGGAATATGATTCCTGGACCGACCCCAAGGTGTGGCGGAAGGCCAACCCGTCGCTTGGGATCACGATTGGGAAAGATAAAGTTCAGGCGGCGTGCGAGAGCGCGCAGCAGAATCCCGCTGAGGAGAACGCGTTCCGGCAATTGCGACTGAACCAGTGGGTGAAACAGTCGATCCGCTGGATGCCGATGGACGCGTGGGACAAATGCGCGTTTGCGGTTGACCCGGAAGAATTGGCCGGCCGTGTCTGTTACGGTGGTCTCGACCTTTCGTCCAGCACGGATATCACGGCGTTTGTGCTCGTGTTCACGCCGCTGGATGAAACGGACAAATACATGATCCTGCCGTTCTTTTGGATTCCGGAGGAGAACATTGATCTGCGGGTCCGGCGCGATCATGTGAACTATGACCTGTGGCAAAAGCAGGGCTTCCTGCAGACGACCGAAGGCAACGTCGTACATTACGGGTTCATTGAGACGTTTATTGAGCAACTCGGGATGAAATATAACATCCGCGAGATCGCGTTCGACCGCTGGGGCGCGGTGCAGATGGTGCAAAACCTCGAAGGCATGGGATTCACGGTCGTTCCGTTCGGTCAAGGCTTTAAGGACATGTCACCGCCGACGAAGGAACTCATGAAGCTGACGCTGGAGCAAAAAATCGCGCACGGTGGCCAGCCGGTTCTGCGCTGGATGATGGATAACATCTATATCCGCACCGACCCTGCCGGGAACATCAAGCCGGACAAAGAAAAAAGCACCGAGAAAATCGACGGTGCTGTGGCGACGATCATGGCGCTGGATCGGGCGCTTAGAAATGGTGGCGATGAGGGCGCAAGTGTTTATGATAATCGAGGACTTATAGTGTTCTAATTCGATTTTGTAGTGGTAGGTTGGAAACGAATTGTAACCGCTAAAGATCATAACACGGCTACATAGTTTTATGATATGCTTTTTTTAAGAAAAACAGAAAGCAGGAGGAGCATGTTATGACCAGTTTAGAACTTGGATATAAGCTTAGAAAAATGTATGAGAAAAAAGGTGCTAAAAAGACCACAATGATTCATCTTTTCGGTATAATTTTTGCAAAAGAAATATGCGATGCTGCAACAACAGCTGCCGAAATAGTAAAAATAGCTCAAATACCAGAGTCCTACCATACGGAAGTAAGTAAAGGAATGAATTTATCAGAATATGTCGAACTGAAGCAGCAGTACAAAGATACTTTTTAACAAAATGACATCCAATCATTGAAGCATCTATCGAAAGGTAGGTGCTTTTTTATCGCAAAGACAGGAGAAAGAGATGGGAATCTTACAAAGCATCTTCCACTCCCGCGACAAACCGAAGAACTACTTAAGCAGCAGCTTTTATAGCTTTTTCTTCGGCGGCACGTCGAGCGGAAAGCCAGTGAACGAAACGACCGCCATGCAGATGACTGCGGTGTACTCCTGTGTGCGGATCCTGTCGGAAGCCGTGGCCGGTCTGCCGCTGAACGTTTATCGTTACAACGACAGCGGCGGCAAGGAGAAAGCGCTGAAGCATCCGCTCTACCGGCTGCTGCACGATGAGCCAAACCCAGAGATGACGAGCTTCGCGTTTCGGGAAACGCTCATGAGCCACCTGCTCCTTTGGGGCAACGCCTACGCGCAAGTAATTCGAAACGCCAGAGGCGAGGTGATCGCGCTCTATCCGCTCATGCCGGACAAAATGACAGTCGACCGTGACAAAAACGGCCGGCTTTTTTATTTGTATCAGCGCGGAGCGGAGGACGCAAAAGCAGTCGGAAACGACAGACGGGTTTATTTGCCGCCTTCGGACGTGCTCCATATTCCAGGTCTCGGCTTCGACGGCCTGATCGGCTACAGCCCGATTGCCATGGCGAAGAACGCAATCGGCCTGGCCATAGCCACGGAAGAATACGGCGCGAAGTTCTTCGCCAACGGCGCGGCCCCGTCCGGCGTACTGGAACACCCCGGAACGATCAAAGATCCGCAGCGCGTGCGCGACAGTTGGAACGCGGCGTATCAGGGAAGCAGTAACGCGCACAAGATCGCCGTACTCGAAGAGGGCATGAAATATACGCCCATCGGCATTTCGCCTGAGCAGGCGCAGTTTCTCGAAACACGGAAATTCCAGATCAACGAGATCGCGCGTATCTTTCGCGTGCCGCCGCACATGTTGGCAGACTTGGAGAAATCGTCGTTCAGCAACATAGAGCAACAGTCGCTCGAGTTTGTGAAATACACGCTCGATCCCTGGGTCGTGCGTTGGGAACAGAGCATGTGCCGGGTACTGCTTTCCGAAAGTGAGAAGCCGGCATACTTCATTAAATTCAATGTCGACGGACTTCTTCGCGGCGATTACGCCTCCCGCATGACCGGGTACGCGACCGCGCGGCAGAATGGCTGGATGAGCGCAAACGATATCCGCGAACTGGAAAACCTCGATCGCATCGCGCCGGAGCTCGGCGGGGATCTGTATCTGATCAACGGGGCTATGACAAAACTTCAAGACGCAGGGCTTTTCGGGGATGCACAACAGAAAAAGGAGGATTCTTCTTGAAACGACAATTTTGGAACTGGGTGCGAAATGAAGACGGCACCCGAGTATTGACCCTCGACGGTGTGATCGCTGAGGAATCATGGTTTGACGACGACGTCACCCCGAAAGCGTTCAAAGAGCAACTGAACGCCGGAACGGGTGACGTTGTTGTTTGGATCAACAGCCCAGGTGGTGATTGCGTCGCAGCGAGCCAAATCTACACCATGCTTATGGAGTACAAAGGCAGCGTCACCGTCAAAGTCGACGGCATCGCGGCGAGCGCCGCGTCGGTCATCGCCATGGCTGGTACCGAAGTGCTCATGGCCCCGACGAGCTTACTCATGATCCATAATCCGCTGACCGTAGCCATTGGCGACAGCGAAGAAATGCAGAAAGCGATCGCCATGCTGGACGAGGTGAAGGAGAGCATCGTCAACGCATATGAGCTGAAAACGGGACTGTCCCGGGCGAAGATATCACACCTTATGGACGCCGAAACGTGGATGAACGCGCAGAAGGCGATCGAGCTGGGCTTTGCCGACGGCGTGCTGACGCGCGAAGCGGCGCTGCCCGAGGACGATATCCCGGTCAACAGTTATCAGTTCAGCCGCCGGGCAGTCACGAATTCGCTGCTGAGCAAATTGCCGAAACCCGAACCGAAGTACTCGTTAGAGCCGCTCGAGCAGCGGCTCAATCTTTTGAAAGCATGAGGAGGAAATCACATGAACCGTATTCAGGAACTCCGCGAAAAGCGCGCCAAGGCGTGGGACGCGGCAAAAGCGTTTCTCGATACCAAGCGCGGAACGGACGGCCTGCTGTCCGCCGAAGACGTGGCGACATACGAAAAAATGGAAGCCGACGTCGTCAACCTCGGTAAAGAGATCGACCGGCTCGAACGCCAGGCGGAAATCGACGCCGAACTGAACAAACCCACCGCCAATCCGCTGACGAGCAAACCGGCGCAGCCGGCAGGAGAAGACAAGACCGGGCGTGCATCCGCAGCGTATAAAAAGGCGTTCTGGAACGTCATGCGCTCGAAGAATCCGCATTACGACGTGGTCAACGCGTTGCAGGTTGGCACCGACAGCGAGGGCGGATATCTCGTCCCGGACGAATTCGAACGCACGTTGGTCGCTGCGCTCGAGGAAGAGAACATCTTCCGGTCCCTTGCCAGGGTCATCCAGACCTCGAGCGGCGATCGCAAGATTCCCGTTGTAACGACGCACGGTTCCGCGTCCTGGCTGGACGAAGAGGAACTCGTACCCGAAAGCGACGAAGCGTTCGGCCAGACGTCGATCGGCGCGTTCAAGCTCGGAACCTTCATCAAGGTATCGGACGAGCTGCTCAACGATTCCGTGTTCGACCTGCAGAGCTACATTACAACGGAGTTTGCGCGCCGGATCGGTCACAAGGAAGAGGAAGCGTTCTTTATCGGCGACGCGGACGGGAAGCCGACCGGCATTTTCAATGCGACCGGCGGCGCGCAGGTCGGCGTCACCGCGGCGGGTAC